GGGCAGTAAATACGCCTAAGGCGGATATAAGAATAATAGATATTTGGAACAGGTAAATGACAGGAGGGGGACTTTTTATCCTTGTAGCCTACGGCTCTCAAAATGTCATTCTAAGTGGAAATCCACAAATGACCTATTTTTATAAGGTTTTTCGTAGATATTCTCATTTCTCGATGGAGAATGTAATCCAGCAGATGGATGGACCTGATGAATTATTCTTTGACCAGAATATTCAAGTTCGCAGTAAAATCCAACGTATAGGTGATTTAATGAGCGACATGTATTTTACATTTCGTCTCCCTGATATTTATAGTAAATATACTACAACGAGGCCAGGTGTCCCTAAATATCAATATGAATTTGCCTGGACACGATACATTGGTGCTGCAATTATAAATAACGTAGCCTTTTTCATCGGTGGGCAAAAGATCCAGGAATTTGATGGAACCTATTTGCTCTCAAAAGCTCTTGTTGATTATCCAACTGAAAAATACAACAAATGGCGCATCTTAGTTGGCGATGTTCCTGAATTATCAGATCCAGGCAATGGTGTCTATGCAGGTGGCTCAACACAGACAGGATATCCTACTGTAATTAAGGATTCTGCACGTGATACAGGTGCGCAAATTAATCGTCCTTCTATTTTTGGACAACTCATTCACGTACCCTTGCCCTTTTGGTTTGCAGAGAATGAAGGAAGTTCATTACCTCTCGTTGGCCTCCAGTACCATGACTGTGAAGTACAGATTAAATTAAATAGTATTAATCAACTCTATACAGTTCTTGATGCGTCTGGATATCGCGTGCGGCCTAGTGTTCAAACTCTCGCCCCTCAAGTTGCAATTAATAGCAATAATCCTGAATATGCAACAGTAAATGATTTAAGTGGAGAACTCCGATCGTTTTTAACGGATATTGGAAGTTTTACACCTGCATTGAATACATGGTCTCTTCAGCCATCAATTCAATGTACGTATGTGTATTTACCTGAAGAAGAACGAAGTGTATTTGCATCGACACCACTATCGTATCTTGTTCATCAAGTGACACCCTATAATTTTCCAACTCTCTTTAATCGGCAACTTCTAGATATAGAAGTTCATAATCCTATTGAACGTCTATTGTATGTAACACGTCGATCAGATACTCTACAATATAGAAATGCCTTTGAGAATTTTACAAATTGGTTTAATTATCCCGATGCTCCGTACTTACCTCCTGGAGGGGCAACAGCTCTCACAGCAGCTGCCTATTCATCTGGAACTCTACTTCCTAATGCACAACTTGGTATTCTGCAGAGCCTACGAATTCTCTGTGATGGTAATGAAATCCAAGAAGAAAAGCCAGTGGATTTCTTTACAAAGATCACACCCTTCCGTTATACAAGTGGAAACGCAAATACAAATATTCCTGTTTATACATTTTCTCTTACGAGCCCTGGAACTCAGCCTGCAGGATCTATTAATGCAAGTCGGATCCGTGTATTCCAAACAGAAATTAATCCATTTCCTCTGCCGATCGGAACAAATTATGTCTATGATTTGACAATTTATGTAGAAAATATAAATTTCCTAGAAATTACTGGAGGTATGGGTGGTCTCAAATATGCTCTGTAGTCTTGGTCTTAGCTCGTGTCTTGTCGCGGAGTCGTATTTCCATAAATCCGCTCTTTCTGTGAGGATTGACTGCAACGTAATCAGGATATCTTTTGATTAATTCTTTTACAGCCTTCTCTTGATTTTCCTTGGTCCGATTTAATTGCATTCCACCAGGAGTTTTATAATAGGCCGTTTGCGGAGAAACAAAATTAAGACGAACAACCTTTTTGTCCTTACTGTAAAATAAGAGTGTCCTCAGATAGTCTTCTTTTTCAGAAAAGTCTAAAGTAACTTCCTTTCCCGGGTTCCTTTGTCCCCAGAAACTTCCAACAATTAAACGTAGATCTGTCGTGACTGTATTTTTCATAAAAAATCCATTCGCACTTGGATAAACTCCCCAGAGACGCGCACCGGCTGCATCTGCCTCTTTGAATCCACGCTCAATAAGACCTTTAAGACTTTTCAATGGCACTTCTTTTCTTTTTGCAGTTTCTGAGAATTCAATAAATCCACGAATATCATCATCTGCACTTACGATCTTTTTCCCTATAGGAAAATATTGATTAATTACATTTCGTGCATTATGAAGTCCTTTTTCAGCAACAATAATTTTATTATAAGAGCCTGGATCGAGTGCAGCTTTATAGGCCTCTTTTTCAGATTCGTCTGCAACAAAGATAAAAATTTGCCGAGGTTCAATACCATAGTGTTTTAGAACGGATAATGTCTTTTCTTTGAGGATTTCAGTCCGTTTATAGGAAGGAATTGCAATCACCCAATCATTACTGGGCTTTTTGAGTTTTCTTGTTTTAGAGACCATCCTTTGAAGTTCGTTCCTACTAATAACTTCTATTTCCTGTCCGTCTATAGATAGATGGGTGCTACAATCAGTAAAACATCTGAAAGAATTCTCGGAAAGCTTACATATGATCCTGAATATGAAAAAGCATCGGCAGCTTCAAAAAAAGAAGCAAGGGCAGTTCGCACTGATTTCTTAGAAGCGATTCGTGTTGAAAAGAAGAGATTACGTGATCAAATCAAGGATAATCAATTAACACCTATTGGATCTACACTTATTACTGCAGCACTACAAGAAATTTCTACATATTTGGATACGAATAAAGATGCATCACCCGATGAACTTCTTGATAAGAAAGTAGAAATAAGTGAAAAGATAGAACAACTCTATCAAGATGATCAACCTAGAATATATTTTACAAGTATTCTAAGTACATTTACATCTCAGGCAGAACTTGCCCATACTTCAAATAGAATTGATGATGATACTTATAAAAAAGTTAAGGATGCAATTTCAGTAGAGGATCTTTATTATAAGAATAATCAAAATGAATCAATACAAACCTACAAGTCGCATATTGATGAGTTGCAGGGTAAATTTACTGATATTTTAAAAGCTGGATCTTCAGCCGCTTCAAATAAAAAGAGTGCGGATGAATTGAAGGCCAAGGTGGATGCAGCAAAAAAGGAGAAGGATGATTTATCCAAGAAGTCATTTAGTGTAAATCGTATTGGCTCAAAAGTTCTTGATTCAATTGTAACTCCTTTAATTATTACATTTATTTTAGTCTTTGGTATTTTTGCAGGATCTCTACTTTCAAATCAAGCAATTGCGCGCCCAGTTGAACTTCGTACTCTATTTTTTATTTTTGGTATCCTTTTTTCAATTCCTGTTTATATTTATTTTCTTATCCAAATTCTACGAGGCCGCTCTATTTATATTGGAGCTCTTTTATTTCCTTATTATAGTTATCCTGATTTTAAGAAACCGGATGAATTAACGATTTTAGATACTTTATTTGGATATCGTGACGATTATAGAGTAAAACAGGCACTTCTAAGTTTTTTAGAGGCGGCTAAGAAAACAGTATAAAAGATGGTGACATTTAACTACTAGATGAAAAAAAGTGAAAAAAGTGAAAACCGCCAGCCTTTTGTATCTGTAGTAACACCGACCTATAATAGACGGCGATTTATTCCTCACTTAATTCAAATCTATAAGTCACAGACATATAGTGCTGACAGCATGGAATGGATTATCTTAGATGATGGTCAAGATAAAGTTGGTGATCTATTTGCAGCTGTAAAGGATATTCCAAATCTTCGGTATATTCCACTTGAGGAAAAAGAGACAATTGGCACAAAGAGAAATATCTTAAATAAAGAAGCGCGCGGTGAGATTATAGTTTCAATGGATGATGATGATTTCTATTTTCCTGAACGAGTTGCACACGTTGTGCAAAAATTCAAGAATTCTCCTTCAATTCAGTTAGCAGGGAGTTCTCAGGTTTTCATGTATTACTCCGATATTCAGGATATTTATAAACTTGGACCCTATTCTCCAAATCATGCAACAAACGGAACAATGGCCTTTCGGAAGAGTTATGCTCTTACTCATTTCTATGATGAAACAGTTACTCATGCAGAAGAAAAATCATTTTTAGAGGATTATAAGAATCCAATGATCCAGTTGGATCCAATGAAGGTAATGTTGGTCATGAGTCATTCAGATAATACGTTTGATAAGACTGCAATGCGTGAAGATCTTAAGAATCCTTTCATACAAAAGACATCATTAAAAATAAAAGATTTTATAAAAGATGCTGATTTACGCAATTTTTTTACAACTGCCTAGAAAGGATGTAACCTAAAGTTCTAAAAAAACCCTTAGTAGAATAAAAGACCGAGACGAATGAATCATTTAACTGTTGATAGATTTTTACAGCAACTTCATATTCCTTATGAGAATGCATGTACTGAACAATCTGAGTTAGCAAATCAGCCGACGAATGTAAAGACGCCTTTGAGACAGCATCAATATGCAATTTTAAAGTCAATGGAGACTCTTGAGAATAATCTTCAAAAGGGATATGACTTATGTGGCCAGACATTTTTTAGTCGGTTCGGAATTCTAGGAGATTCAGTGGGTGTTGGAAAGAGTTTAATGGTCTTGGGTCATATCTCGCGAATGAAGGAATTAAACCAATTTTATAGACAATTTACTACACTTTCGCCGCATTCTAGTCAATATATGTTTAGTTTCCAAAATAAACATATTTCAGATTTAAGTCATTGTTCATCACTTATTATTGTACCTCATACTCTATATCATCAATGGGAAAAATATATAAAAGATCAAACAAATTTGAAATGTGTTTATATTAAAACAAAAAAATCATTTGCAAGTAAAGATTTCTATAAGAAGTGCGTAGAATCAGATACTCTCCTAGTCAGTAATACTCTTGTTGGACAATTTATAGACTTATGTAATCAACATCGTCTATGGTTTTCCAGAACATTTATTGATGAGGCGGATAGTATTCATATTCCATGTACAAAACCATTGCCACCTACATCTTTTACTTGGTTTGTAACCGCAACATGGCAAAATCTCACCTTTGAAGGATACCGAACTTATATCTCTCCTTCTGTAATTGATTCTATTCTAGAAGCACATGCAAATGAAGTGGCGCCAAGAATTTGGAAATTAGAAGATCCTGCAATTCTTTCAATACTTCGTAATGCACAACTTTCTCTTCGAGGTCTATATTTTCGCTATACATCACGATCCGCAAGTTATCTTCGTGAATTTTTACGGAGTTATCATCCTTTCAGGTCATATTTAGTTCTTCGTTGCCGTGATTCATTTATTCAGCAGTCAATCTCACTCCCACCTGTTTCAATTGAGACCATTGAATGTCTTCCTTCAATAAGTCAAAGAATTGTACAATCTGCAGTAAGTAGTCAAATTCAGTCACTTCTTAATGCAGGAGATATACAAGCTGCTCTTACATCTCTTGGTGTTCCAAGTGAAAGCCCAGTGAATTTAATTCAGGCAGTGACAGAGAATCGTGAAAAGGAACTTGAACGTCTGCAGGCCACCTATGAATTTAAGGCAACACAGACATATTCTACACCGCAGTTGAAGCAGCAGGCACTGGATTCTCTACAAGTAAAGATTTCAAGTTTGCAGCAGCAAATTAAATCTATCCGAGACCGCATTGAAAATTATAAGAAGGAAATCTGTGCAATCTGTTACGATGAGCCGAAGGAGCCTGTATTGACGCCCTGTTGTTCTCGTATATTCTGTGGTGGATGTATTCTCCAAAGTCTATCCATTCGTCCTGGATGTCCAATGTGTAGAGAACTCTTGACCCCTTCTGCTCTCAAGGCTCTTACACTTATAATTAAAAAAGCGGATAAAAAGAATACAGTTATCGGCCCTCCCAAGAAAATAGATGCCTTATTGAAACTTCTCCGCGAAAATCCAACGGATAAATTCCTTGTTTTTAGTCGGTATGAGAATCCTTTTTCAATGATGCAGGAACGTCTTGTAAGTGAAAATGTAACTGTAAAGACACTGAAGGGAAATAAGGATGTAATTGCAAATTTGCTTGAAACCTTCCAAGAGGGATCAACCCGTGTTCTTTTATTAAATGCCAATCACGCAGGGGCAGGTCTTAATATAACCTCTGCGACCTACGTGGTTCTATGGCATGCAATGACACCTGAAGAAGAAAAACAGATTATTGGGCGTGCCTATCGTATGGGTAGAACACAGCCACTAAAGATTGTAAAGCTTCTTCATCCTAATGAACGGAGCACAGTTAATGCTTGAGTTGTAATACGAAGATTTTGGAGTCTTCGTTTTCTATCAGCTTTTAGAGCAGTTGCAGTAAGAAGTTCCAATTCGCAGGCCATAGGTGACAGGCGAATGGGAAATTGATACGTATCTGAGAGTTCGCAGAGAAGTTTCCATGCATTAAACATACCTGATTGTCTCGTTAAAACAGATGTATAACGAAGTTTATTGACTTCTGGAATGACTGCATCCTCCTTCAATGGATATTCTTTTGTTAAGTGAAGTCCAAGATTTTTTAGTTTGAGAGAATGCGAAAAGGGTAGGAGATTCCAGCACTGATAGAAAAAGGCCCAATAATCTGCACGATCGGATTCAGCGAGAGTTTGAAAAATATGGAGATAATCTTCCCATAGATTTTTATCAAGAGCAGAGGCTTCAAGGCGTTCAGGGAGATTCTCTGTACTTACAAGGCCAGCGAGATTTCCTTCATTGTTTTCAATATCAAGATCAACCCAAATAGACCATGGATTCCAGAGACACCACCACGCAATTGATAAAACTCCATCAGGGTATTCATTAATTTCATGTTCTCCTTCAAGACCTGCAGCAAATCGTTGGAGAGCACGAAGATCTCCTGAAAGATCACTGCCTCGTTCCCATGTTATTGGAATTGTAGTCTCAGGTCCTAACCACTCTTCAACCTGCTTTCGCGGAGCAGGGCCTACTTCATAGGTTGTACAGAGTTTGCTGATCTGCAGAAGAGAACGGTTTTCTAGAGTGTTGCTGATTAAGATTAATGGTGTTCCAGGAGATTTAGGATCCCAGGCTCTCAAATAGGTTACAAGCTCGGATAATCCTCCCTTTTCACCTGGACTTAATCCGTCAATTTCATCCAATAAAACTCCTAGACCTCCACGTTTTCCCTTAGAAATAAGTTCTAGAACTCCTCCTTGACAGAGAAGTGGTAGAATTGTTTTTCTAAAAGATGTCCCTGAACGAAAATGACTTGCGTTAAACTCTATGACTTTGAGAGAATTTGAATTATAAATTCGGTAGGCTAGAGTTGTTTTTCCAACTCCTGGAGCTCCATAGAGAAGTAGAGCTGCAGTTGGACGATTTTGAATCCAGGATTGAATATTCTTTTCCAATTCTGGGTGCAAGCAGACAGTATTTTGTAGAGGCATTTTCCCCTTTTCCTGATTAAGTAATTCTACTGAGTTTAAGTGGAGTGTTACTTGGGATACGGAATAGGCCTTGTACTTGCAGAAAGACCATCATAGACACCTTCCCACGTTAAACCTTTTGAAGTTAAAACAGCTGAATATGTTGCACCTGTTGCAGGTGTGGTGGATGTTCCAGGATCTAATTTCATTGCATTTGCAGTTGTGCAGGTTGCACCATCCGCACTAGTATCATCCTTTAATGTTGTGCCATCTTTTTGAACTGCACATATAGTTGAAGTTGATGTATATTTAGTTAAACCAGAAACACCTGTCGTATCAACACAGTAGTAATTTGTCTTTGCAGCTGCACCTGTACCTGATGTCAATCCCTTAACAAGGCTCAAATAATCCGGACAATAGTTTATCTGAGGAGGCCAAGGGCTGTCAGGAGAGACACCACCAGAAAAAATATCTTTCTTGAGTCGGAGACCATTAAACCACTGCATGCCAAAATAGATAAAAGCACCGAGTGAAGCTATAACAACGAACCCTGCAGCATATTGACGACCCGTTGTAAGGAGTAAATAAGGAAAACCAAGGCCAACAAATGCAGAAAATAGAATGTAAGCAATAAGACTAAAATCAATACCGATGTCCATCTAGTATAAAATATTAAATTAAACGTCTCATAGACACTTAATTTAATGTGTATAGATCTATAATTAAAGTTTCTACCGGCCATACTTCGCGACCGGCGCAGGCGCGCCAGCACCCTCGAAGCCGAGCTCGATGTAGCCCGTGAGGAAGTCGGCGATGTTCGTCGCCGTGCCAGACGTCTGGTAAGGGTTAGCACCCTCAATGCCGCCCGTTGATAAGTTCCTCGCAACTAGCTGGATCTTGCGGAATGTGCGCTGTGCAGAGACAACCGTTCTGCCCATGTCCTTCAGGAGACCCGCACCAACACCGTTGATAGAGGAGACATACGCGCCACGGCCGGCTGCAGCGCTAGGGGCTGTGCCCAGGCGCGCGAGCTCGTTCGGCGTCTGCGCCCAGGGTGCAACCGCAAAAGAGCCCTGCGCGAAGCTGCCTCCCGCGCCAGTGCCAGGCGTAAAGGAGTAGATTACACCGTGAAGAGAAGACAGCGGCATGTAGAATCCAGAATCATTATCCTGCTGGCGAATACGACTAGCTACAGATGACATTTAGTATTTATACCTGTTGTTTAGAAAAAAATTACGGCAATACGATAAAATCAAAAAATATCCGAAAGTAGATGGCTTCAAATACTCCCAACTTTGAACTTCCTTTTACAAACTACGGCCAAGAAGGTGGAAACGGTCGTGTGAATTTTTCTGCAAAATCATCTGCCGGTGGATCGGCGCCAGATTCCTTTGCAGGCTATGGATACCAGAAAACGGTTGATAAAGATTTTGAAATGGATATGATTCGCGGCAATATGGAATCAAATCCAGTCAGTTCTGCATATTTTAGTGCAAAAAACATTGAGGTTATTCAAAATGGTATCCGTAAGAATGTCTTTGAAAAAAGCCAGCCGAAGGGATATATTATTGATAATCAGTCGGTAGATGAACTCAAAATTATTATGAGAGCCCTGTATTATACATACAGTCGTAATCTTCCTTTTGATGTTCAAGGACAGGTTAATGAATTAAATGAACGCGTCTATGCATGGTCTGTTCCTCATATATTGAGCGCAGTAGATCACTATAATTACTATATTCAAGATATAAGTCATCTTCCGGTACCTATGGCTCAGCCTGTGAATCTAAGTCGTGCCGGTACTCGTACATTACCTCAAAGTCTTCCCATGTAATTTACTTCTTCTTACTTGATCCAGCGATGACCTTATTTTTCTTATCTCCAGCTGAATTCATTATTTCACGCGCCCCCTTGAGCTTCTGCCAGCCCTTCTCAAAGGCTGTCAAATCCTCTAGCCAGAGTCCAACTGCTGTAACAGACTCTAGTGCCTTCAGAGCCTCCTTTGCTTTCCGTACAGCCTCTTCAGCCTCTGTCACTGCAGCTGCCTTTACGCGATCCATACGCATTCTAAGAAGATATTCATATGCATCCACCGAATCAGGTGCAGTCTTCAGACTTAGCGGTGGAAGTGCAAGCTTCTTCATTGAATCCACAATAAATTCATCCGTTGCCCTCCTTAGCTCAAGAGTACCATCAAGGATTGCCTGCAGGAATCGCGCCTTTGCATCATATTCAACAGCCTCTGCCTCCAAAGATTCAATCTCATTCTGACGACGCGCCTCATAGGCATCCAGACGCGGCTCCAAATAGGCCTCAAGAAGATCACCAATCTTCTGGTACTTAATAATCTGATTATTCACATCAAAGCAGACCATATTTGTTGTCTTCCATGTATTTGTAAGCTTGAACCGCTTCTCAAACTCATTTGTATCGGCCTTCACATCCTCATAGTAGTCATGATCCAGGTAAAGGACAAACTTAACCTCTACATCATTGTATAAGTCATCAAATCCCTTGAGAATAGGCTTTCCGTCGTCAGTACGACCAGGATCAGATGACTTCTCTGTCTTAGAACTGACGCCTTCAACGGATGCAAGTTCATCCAAATAGGCCTTGTAATCCTTTGTCCAAACACCAACAGGAAGTTCAGTAATTGTAATGGAGTGCTTTGCATCGTCAAAGGTATAGAGACCCTTAGTCATCCATGTACTGTCTGCATGCTTTGTTACAGGACCCTTGAATCCGAGCCACCATGGACTGAGTTCAACGCCCTCCAGAGTATTCAGAGATCCTGTCAGACGATCGCGAATAAGACGAATCACATCTTCAGGATTGTGAGGAGGAATATCTGTGCTAAATCCAGTGCCAATTCCAACACATCCATTGATCGCTAGGAGAGGAACAACAGGATAATATGTCTCAGGCTCAACCATAAGACCATCATCTACAAGATAATTTAGAATCGGCTGATCTTCCTTGCGGAAAAGAACTTCTACAATATTTTCAAGGTGAGTGTGAATATACCTCGCACTGGCTGCATCCTTGCCGCCCATAAGACGAGATCCAAACTGTCCTACAGGAGCCAAGAGGTGAATATTATTACTACCAACAAAGGTCTGCGCCATTCCAACAATTGTCGCTGTCAGACTTGCCTCACCGTGGTGATAGGCAGCATGCTCACTGACATATCCTGCAAGCTGAGCAACACGAACCTCCTGTTTCAGACCACGCTTGAAACAGCCAAAGAGAATCTTGCGCTGCGAAGGCTTCAGGCCATCCATCAGATGCGGAAGCGAACGAATATTATCTGCATTGCTGAAGTGAATCAGCTCATCGTTAATAAAGCGGCTATAGGGAATATTACCACCCTTGCCGATATTTAAGACCCTTTTAGGATCGTACGTTGTTAGCCATCGCTTACGATCATCTGCACGCTTCTTGCTAAAGGCAAGTGAAATTGCCTCATCTGATGGACTTGCCATTGCATTTGCATCTGAAGTATCACCTCCTCCTGAAACAGACTCTTCCCACATATACTTGATTTCATGGAGATTTTCAAACCATTCACGAGCCTCTGCAGGAGTGCTCGTACCCAGTCCCTTATAGTACTTCAAAGTCCATCCTTTCGTACCTTCAGGACCCAGCGAAGCCTTCCATTCAGTAAATTCATTCTCATTATAAAATGGACGAACAACACTCTTCTTAAACGCTTTTAGAAGAGGGGTTGCAAGTGAGCAGATAAATCCAATCTTCATTAGATTAGGCCACTCAGTGTGAAACAGATTCATCAGAAGTCCCTTGATATGCGAACCATCTGCATCCTGATCTGCCATTACCATCACACGCCCATATCGTAGATCCTTTACAGATGCATACTTCTTACCTTGCTCCAGACCAAGGATTTTCTTAATTGCAGTGAGTTCCTCATTCTTATTAAACTTATCAAGTGAAATATCCTTAACATTCAGCATCTTACCCTTGAGAGGGAATACACCCCACTTCTCACGGCCAACAACCTTCAGACCAGTAATTGCACTCGTTGCAGCTGAATCTCCCTCCGTTAGGATTAGAGTGCATTCAGATGACTTTGGAGTACCTGCCCAGAGTGCATCCTCCAACTTTGGCAGACCACGAATGGTCTTTCGCTTATTTCCATCGGTCTTCTTAGCCTCGCGCGCAAGCTTCGCATCCAGAATCGCCTGCGCTTCATCAAGAATTCCAGCCTTAATGAGACCCTCTGTGATCTTACCACTGTAGGTTGGAGAACTTCCAAACTTTGCAACAGGTGTTGTCAGAGTCTCCTTAGTCTGAGAATCAAAGGAAGGATTGACAATCGTTGCATTGACAAAGAGAGTCACTGCATCCTTCAGCTGTCCAGGCTTAATTTCAAGCTTACGCTTCTTTAAAGCAACTTCACAGACCTCATTTAGGATATGACGCTGAACAGAATCTACGTGCTTTCCACCCTTTCGCGTATTAATTCCATTTGCAAAACTAATATGGCGATCCTCAGGAGTTCCCTGGTCATCACTGAAAAGGGACCGAGTAAGAACTGCAGCAATCTCCCAACGAGGACCACACCGCTCATATGCAAGAGCCGCTGAATCAAGTGTAAAGAGTCGTACAAACTTCTCAAAGGTATTCACTTCAAGACCTACACCATTGTACGTGACCTTCACCTCCTTTCCAGCCATGGCGGCAATTTCTAGAACACGCGTCTGCAGAACAGACATCATGTCTGCAGTAATCCCTTCACCTGACGCAACCCCAGGAAATCGCGCAAGATCAGGTGTAAATTCAATCCGAACAAATCCCTTGAGACTCTTATCTTTCTTTGTAATGGCCGGCTTGCAGACAGACATGTTGTTTTCCCAGGTCTGTGCATAATGCTGGCCATGCTTAGGGCTTCGCACAGTTACAGTAAAGCGGCTACTGAAGATATTCGCCAGCTTCGCACCATATCCATTCTTACCACCAACAATCTTTTCTTCTTCCTTGTTGTAATTACCACTCGTAAGAAGATGACCGAAAATCATCTCAGGAACAAAGACCTTCTCCGTTGGATGCATCTCCAATGGAATTCCATCGCCGTCATTCTCAACACTCAGAACAAAGTGACCATTAATAGTGGTTGCACAGACATCAATATGCTTAATTGGCGTCTTTCCAGACTCGGTCTGACTTCTTACCATCGCATCTCTCGCATTTACTAGAACTTCATCAAAGATCTTGTAGAAACCAGGATTAAATTTTAGCGTCTTGTGAATCATCTTTTTACTCGTAGGATCATAGATCCAACGTGTCTCATCCTGAAGTTCCGTGCTACCAATATAGGTATCAGGAAGCTC